CGCCGGGGTGCTTGAAGTCTCGGTTCTCGTGCTGGAGTAGAGCATACGGAACCGACGCATTCCCGTAGGAGATGACAACGGATGGGTAGCGTCCTGGGTAGCCCGTGACCTTGCCGGACCTCTTCAAGTCCCCATGAAGGATCGGGACGTACTTGTCCGTCGAGACCCCGAGGATCTCCTTGGCAATCGCGAGCATCTCATCGTAGAACGTCTTCCTCGTGGTCCTGTCCATCCTGCGGATGTTCGCCGCGGATCGCTTCGCTCCCAACACCTTGACCTTGATCATCAGATCACGACCTTGACGTGGTGCGCCCCGTCGCCGTCGGGCGGGCGCGATACCGTGATGACCGGGTCAACCAAACCGTTTGAGTGAGTGATTAGATCCTGCGGGCCGATGTCAAATGCGCCGGCTGTCCAGATGTTCGCCTTGGACAACACCTCGTTGCCATTCACATCGAGCACTTGGATAGCCTTCGGTGAGACACGGCACTGGATGGTCACAGGGGCAGCGTAGGTCGGGTTGGCGTATTCGTCGGTACCAGTGAACTTTTCCCATGTCACGGTATCGACCATAACGTCGAGGAACTCTGCCTCGAACGCCATCAGAACACCCTTGGCTTGATCAGGCCTCTCGCCTCGGGCGGCAACTGAAGACGATCTTCGCCCTTCACTGCAGGATCGCCCCGGTAGCCGAGGGCCAGGTCGCCAACCTGCTTCCACGACACCGAGGAGTCGCGGTTCTTCTTGTGCCACCACGCCTTGACGGTCAGGATACAGGCCTGCTCGACGTTGCCCGGTAGATCAATCTCGTCGGCCGCGGCATCATCTGGGAATGATGGCAAGTGATACCCGGCGTTGTACGTGATCACGAAGCGCGGGTGTCCCTCGTACGGGAGCGGATCATAGGAGATGCCCCTGTGGTAGGAGACCTCCGCTGTCCACCCCTGCCTGCGGTAGAGGATTCCGGCCTCAGCATCCTCGACCACGAAGTCGGCGATGACCTCGTTGTCTACGGTGATGATCGTCGGGGTTCCGATAACAGGGGTCCGGGCCAGCATCAAAGTAGTGGACCCGGACCCCTCGATGGTTTCCTTGAACTGCTGCTGCGAAAAGTGCTGGTTCGCCTCTTGCTCGATGAGGGCCGACGCAAACGTGATCGCACTCGACGCCCACGTCTTCTGCGCGTTCGTCAAGCTCCCGATCTCCGTCTGTACGGCGGTGATCGTGGTCAGATCAATAGTGTCTGCGGCAACCAATACCTCGAGCATGGCGACCTCACTTCTTCGCTTTGGCCTTGGCCTTCGGCTTCGCCTTGGGCTTCGGCTTCGTCTCAGCAGCCGGCGGGGCGTCGGCTTCCTTCGGCGGGTCGGGGTACACGGCTCGCTTGCGATCTACGAACCGCTTCGCCACCACCGGGGGGAACCAAGCAGTCTCGCCTGACATGTACGGTGCGTTCGGTTGAATGAACCGCACCGGGACTTTTTCGACATCACGTACCATCACAACCTCCTATGTCTTGAGCACGCCCACCGTCCGAAGTGCCGCTTGGAGTTCATTCACCCTCACGGCAACTTCGCGGACGGCGGCGGTGTTCTTGGCAGCATCGGGGGATGCCAAGTCCGGCAGGTCGCCGTCATTGGTCCCCCCGATTGCCCCCGAACCCTCAGTGAGGTCTGCGATGGCTGTGACCGCGCCAGACTCGGCTGAGAGAGTCACAAGTTCCGACAGGTCCGACATCAGCAGGAACGAGACGTTCGTGCCGTCGAACCGGACGACCAGGCCCTCCTTGGCGCCGGGGTTACGCAGTTCAATCTCAGCCATGGTAACCCCCTACGACAGCGGTGCGGACTCGCCGATGGCAGCGACACCAAAGCCAAGCTCGAAGACATCGGTGCTGGTGTGGTCGAGGTCTGGGGTGATCGACACCCGCCAGTACCTCTTGACGCCCCAGAGATCGACATTGAGCTTGATGGCGAAGAGTTCCGTGGATCCGGCGCCGCTCACCTTCACGTCATCGAAATCGACGGCGGTGAAGAAGTCAGCCGCGTCGGACAGCCCCGAATCGAGGCCATGCTCGATCTTCACGGCCAAGATCGAGATCGACTTGGCGGTGGTGAGCGTCGCCGAGCCTGCTACGAAGATGATCCCCGAGCGAAGGCCTTTGTTCGCGGCGAGGGTCTGATCGACGATGTCGCCGAACACTTCCGTGTTGTCGCCGGTACCTGCGGCCACGCCGCGAGCACCACCTCCGCTGACCACTTTCAGATAGGCGCCAGCGTCTTTGTCATTGATCTGCATTGGATTCCTCCTTTATGTATTTCGTTTTGGACCTTACGGGATCCACTTGACGTTTTCCATGAGGGACAGAGACTCCTCATGGCGAACAGCGATGTCGTGGTGCGCGATGAGGCGCAGCACAGTTTGGTCGAGCGAGAATGCGGCCTGGACCGCCGAGCCGTCGTAGTACGCGGCAACGTCGGAAGCCATGACCTCGAGAGCGTTGCTCTCGCCGAGCAGGATGTCTGCGAAGTCGCAGAGCATGATCTCGGACTCGGTGCCACCGCCGAGGTTGGTCGGGATCTCGGTGGTTGACCCATAGGGGATTCCCCAGAGGGTGCCACGGAGCATCTCGTCGCGATAGGCGAAATTGCCGTTGGTGTCGCGGACCTGCAAGAGATAGAACTCGGTGCGCGGAGCGAAGAGCCATCCGGGCCGGAGGAAGCGCACATGCGCCTCACGAAGCAGGAGGATCTGGGCTGCGAGATCCGAGGTCACGTTGGCGAGGTTCACGGTGTTGTTCGCGTCGAAGGTGTTGGCCGCAGGAACCCAGTTGCGGATGCCCTTGGGGGTGAACGCGGTGCCATCATCGCGGAGGAACGCTTGGTCCTCGCGCTGTGACATGGCGGCGACGCAGTCGTCACGGACGATGGCGTCCGCGCCTTCGGTGTTGAACCGGAGCAGGTCGTTGCTGATCGGGACCAGCACGGCGAGCTTCTTCCAGGTCAAGTTAATCTGACCGAAAGTCTGCTCGGACACCGGCAGGTTCTGGGACTCACCGATGTACCCGGCGGTCGCACCACCGGTCAGCTTCGACATCTGCAGCGCACCGGTCGGCATCGGAACGAGCCGCGGGTTCATGCTGCGGAAGATGGTCATCTCGCGGAGAAGCTCGATGACCTCGCCCGACCACTCCGTTGGAATGAGCACGCCGCCGGCGGCAGCGTCGGAAGCCTCAAGGGCCTTCGTCACCGCACCGTCTTCGCCCCACTCCTTCTTGGCGAAGCTCGCGGCCTTGTCGAGGTCGCCCTTCCCGAAGGCGATGGCACGCATGAAGCGTCCGGCCATCAGCCCGGTCTCGGGCTTCTCGGCCTTCTCGATGCGACGCTCCGCTTTGAAGCTGGCGATCAGCTCCTGGTTTTGGGTTTTGAGGTCTTCGAAAGACTCTTTCATGACCTCGCGAACGACTTCAGATACATAGCCGTTCAGTTCATCAATCGTGGTGATCTTTTCTGTGGGCGGCATCTCAAACCTCCTTTGGTAGTTTGCCTGTGGTTTTCATGAACTCACTCTCCAACTGATCGCGGATGACCCGCTGGAGTTCCTCCGGGTCGATGTCGAGATCGAGGATGCCGATGGCAATCCCGTTCTCCACGTTGTGGGAATCGATCTGGATGTCGATGACAGCGTCGAGCTCGCCAACGACTTCCCCCTCCTCCTTCTCAGCTTTCTCGTCGGCCGCGGCCTTCGCCTGCATCTGATCGACCTGCGCCTTGAGCGATTCGATCTCGTCGTCCAGAGCCTCGAAGGTCCGCACGACTTCTGGGATACCGGTGACCTCGACCGTCGCGACGAGGTCGCCGACCTTGGTGGTCTTCTTGACCGTCACGTCCCCGGTCGCAGTGCCGGTGTCGGTTTCCTCGACCACAACAGCATCGGCACCGCTGCCCTCTACCACCTCGGCGATGGCCTCGGCATCAGCCGCTTTCTCTGCCTCAGTGAGGATGGGCGTCACGCTCGGCGTCAGTGACTTGTGAAGCTCTTCGATCTGCGTGCGTGGAACCCACAGCGCGACAGAGTCGTCCGGCGTCCACATGTCGAGGGTCTTCTCGGCCCACTCCTTGATCGGAGCGCAGTCGATGCCGTCCTTGACGGCCAGGGACAGGGCGTCCGGGTTCGCCGGGACAGGAACGATGGAGAACTCGAACAGTTCCTGCCCGATGAAGTTGTACCCGCCGCGGTCCTCATCGTATGTCCACTCCTTGGGGAAGAAGCCGACCGAGGTCGCCCGAAGGAAACCCTTCTTCAGGAGCCTGTACACGGTATCGGCGAACGCGTAGGTCTCCGCGTCGGCGAATTTGGCAGACGCCACGAGGTCGCCGTCCTCGACTCCAACGGACAATGCCTGACCGACTGGGGGCTGGCGATGGTCGTGCGCCCAGAGGACCACCGGGTTCTTTTCGAACCGCTCGAGATCCCACCCGTCGGCTTTGATGACATCGTTGTAGGAATCTGGCGTCTCAGTAGAGATACGGAAGTTGAGAACACGCTCTTCGTCGGACTCAGTAATGACCGTATCTACGGCCTTTAGCAGTACAGCGTCGCGAAGTTCTTTCTCATCACGCCACTGCGTCTCATTCAGCCGCTTCATCTTGCACCTCCTTTCGCACGAGTTGCTCGGTGCAATGGCACTCGGGATGTGACTCCGTCGGCGTTACCACAGTACCACCGATGGGCAAATCCCAAGAACCGGTGACCGCGACCGGCACACCATCCAGCCCCGAGCACTCACTACAGGAACGGCAACTGCGCCTGGAGATCCAGATCCGAGACACCGCTTTGGGATCAACGATCCCGTTGCGAGCAGCCTCCGACCACAGAGCCTCCTGAGCGCGGTTACACATGTGGGTGATCGCGTGATCAGCCACGTCTTCAACGAACTTATCGACAAGGGCGAGGACGGCCTCACCCTCTCCTGCGTTCTCGATGAACTCCTCCATGTCGTCTTCGAGAATTCCAACTCCATCAATCAGAATGTAGGTTCTGTTCTCCGCGCTGTCATCCGTTGTGAGACCTGCAGCCGTGGTAAGCGCGGCGTCAATCGCTTCGATGATCGATCCCTCAACCGTCGCCTTCGCGCCAATGAGTTCGTACAGAGGCTCGAGATCTTCGATTGCTTTCTCGTCCTCCTCGGTGGTGACGAACCACGAGAGGTTCGCCTTGGCCTGCTCGGCGGCAAGCACGTAGATCGAGGTCAGCTTCGCGACCACCGGGTCCATCGCGTGGTCGGTCACCCCCTTGCCGAGGATCATCATGAGCGCAGCGTCAAGGCTACCCTCGGCGACGAGCACCTGGATCTCCTCAACGTCGGCGCGTGCTTTGTCTTGGATCTCGACGATGGCCTCGCGGAGCTTCGCCTTGATCTGCTCGTGCCTGGTGCCGATCTTCGGCGTCACCCGCTGGCGTGAGATCGTGTTGACTAGGATCTCGGGCCAAACGTAGCCATGGCGAGAGATGGTTTCTTCAATCGTCTCGTCGTCGTCAGGCTCGTCATCCGGCTCCGGCTCGACCGCGTCTGGATCCTGGTCGTCCGGCGGCTCGTCGTCCGGTCCCTGCTGGGAGGGCGGCTTGCCCAACTCATCCAGCGTCACCGCCTCGTAGTTCAGCGGCTTCATGAAGATCTGACCTTTGCCGTCCGGCAGCGGGAGCTTGCCCTGCATCTCGCGCCACTCGTCGATCATCAGCGACCACGGTGACATCGTCGCGACCTTGAGGATCCGCTCCTTGTCCTGGGCGACCGGGCTGTCGTAGTCGAGGATCAGCATCGAATCGTAGTCCGGCACCAAGCTATGCTGCAGGGTCTGCCGCATGAACTCAAGTCGCGGGATCAGAACCCACCTGGCGTAGAGGTACTCTGCGACCTCGGACGTGGCGCGGTTGGATGCCTCGACGATTCCGAGCACCTCGGGCGGCACTCCGTAGATCTGAATCACGGCGTCGCGCTGGTGCTTGCGGAGGCCCAGCATCTCGAGGTGCGAGTAGTCCGTGCCGAGGGTGTGGACCTCGACCTTGCGGTTCATGAAGAACGGCAGGAAGGATCGCCGGAACCCTCGCAGCTTGTCGTACCACCGCTTCTCCAACCGGTCGGTGTCCTCCTTTTTCAACTCGTTCGAGGAGATCAGGAAGTCGGGCCTTGCGCTGTTGTAGAAGAACTGCTTCATGAACTTCGCGGCGTACTCGTCGGTCTCCAACTCATCAGCCAGCGTCACGCCCATGCCGGACCCTCGACCATACGGGTCGGCTGGGTTCGGATGGTAGAACCAGATCATGTCCTCCGGCTTGATCTCCTTCGGCGTGGCACCGCCGGGGGCCTGGACCTCAAAGAATGGTTTCGCCTTGGTCGGAGTGTTCGTCACCCAACTCGGCGTCACTGGAATGAAGTTGACCGGCACATTCCCGGCCCCGCGCTGCTTGATCCAGAAGGCCTCGCCGACGAGGTCGATCCACTTCTGCGTCAACTCCCGAGCGGTGTAGCCAGTGAACGTCGGACCCGCAGCGTACAGCGCATCGATGATCGGGTTGTCCTCGACCTCAATCAACTCGCCAGCCGCCCGGAGGCGTGCGATCTCAGCCTTGCGATTCTCGAACGTCATCTGGGAAAGCTGGCGGTAGGGAATCGGGTTTCTCGTGCCGTCGTCGTTCACCTTCACCTTAACGAAAACACGCCACACGGTGGTGGCGATTGAGGATCCGATCTTGTCAACCACGGCCCGAAGCCACGGCATCGTCGAGTAGGAGTTCAGCGTTTCGGTGGTGCCGCGCGCCGGCGGGTTGGTTTGGAAGACACCGAGCATGTCCATGAAGGCGTTGGAGTCCGAGGCGTTGGCGATGGCTCGGACATTCGCACCGGGGAGACGCCGCTGGATCGCCGCCCGTTTCGCGTTGGTGATCGCCGTTGAGCTAGCCATCACCACACGTCCGCAGGTGCAACTTGGTTAGCGACCAGAGCCTGTCGGGCAAGGGCGAGAGCGCATACGCAGTCATCGTGCATCCCCTCGGGCGCCGAGTAGGCCACCCCGGTTCGTGAATGAACGTACTCGAAAGTGTGGAGTTCGTCCACCAGAACCCCGTTCGGATAGGTGACCTCGGCGTCCTGAATCGCCACCGCGAGGCCCTCCATCAGTTGCTGCTTCGACTTGGATGAGAAGATGAACCCCTCGTAATTCGTCCCGCCGTCACGCTGGAGTTGCCCGAGGATCGCGTCACCGACGCCAGTCGAATCGACCAGGGCAACCGTCTGCTCCGTCACCTCGATGATCGTCTCGATGGTCGCGGGCCACGACCGCTTGAACCGCTCCATCCGGACCTGCTGTCCATACTCGTCCAGCCCGATCCCAACAGTCCAGTCCCGCTTCCGAGCCAAGTCCCATCCCCATACGACAGGGATTCCGCTGGGCTGAAAGTCCAAAACGCAGGCATCAATGTGCTTGTTGCCGAATGGGTTGGCTCCATCCTCGGTAGCCTGTGCCTCATAAAGCTCTTCGAACACCGCCTCGGGCAGGTCAGAACGAGCATCCTCAATCTCCTGTTGATCCAGAACACCCGCATCGACCGCGTCCCAGCAGGTGATCTTGTGGTACGAGTAAAGCTGCGGACCCTTCCGGCCACCCTCGTCCCACCGGACTTGCCAGTCCTGAGCACGACGCGCCATCTTGTAAGCCCAGTTGAGCTTGCCCTTCACGTTGCCGATGATTCGAACCGGCCCTCGAGTCGCAGTCAGGGTCGAGCGAATCGCCCACCAGGATTCCTGCCGGAGACGGGTAGCCTCGTCCACCACGCATCCGTACACGTCCTCGCCGTAGAGGGTGTCCGGCTTGTCCCCGGACTTGAACCAGATCGTCGTGCCGTTCGTCAGCTTCAACGTCATGTCGTTGTCGTTGTATCGGAAGACCTGCGGAGGCAGGCCGTCCTTCATCCGGGTGTAGGCGATGCGGGCCTGGGCGTAGTACGGCGCGACCCACCAGAAGTTCCAGCCCTTCTTTCCGAGCCACGACTTCTCGAAGATCCACGCCATGCACCCGACGGTCTTACCGCTCTTCGTACCGGCCTCGCAAACGGAGATCCGGGCCGGTGAGAAGATAGCTTCCTCTTGAAGCTCGTAAAGCTCGGGTCGCGTGTATTGCCACTGCTCGGCCAAACTCAGCCCTCAATTCCGCTCGGCAACGCCTTCCCCGTTGAGTCCAACTCTACCACCTCAGCATCCAAAATGTCCTCCGGCGGCATCGTTGACGCCTCCGACACTATCACACGATCACCAATTTTCACCGTGAAGGAGATCATCTTGCCCGCACCACCACCGCCAGCCTCCTTGTCCAAACCCAAAATCCGGCGCCGCTTGTCGATGCACCCCATCACGAGCTTCAACGCGTGAAGCGATGCCTTGGGATTCGTGGAGGTCACCGTCTCGAACACCCCGTCCTTCGTCTCCGCAACCGTCGTCACGACCTCGCCCTCCTCGCAAGACTCGACGTAGGTGCGCCACGCCTCGGCCTTCACCATGCCGAGCTCCGCGAGATCCCTCGCGATTACCGCGTCCATATCCTGAATCATCTCGGCGCGCCATGCCTTCTTCACCGCCGCGATGTCCCGGCTCGCCGTGGATTGGGTGATGCCCAACGCCTCGGACATCTCCTTCGCCGTGATTGCTCCGTGGATCGCGAGATACCTCGCCACTCGCCGCCGCCGCTCCTCCGTCTTGATCCGAGTCAACCCTGCCTGAGCACCCTCGTGACCAACCGGCCTGGGTGCCGGGGACTCGAACCCGACCTGTGCCGCCGCCTCATCCATGTTTCAACCCTACCACACGGACAAGATCTATGCCAAATCTGAGAAAAAAGTCCCAAGTGAAAACGGACGGGCCAACTCTGAGAGCCTATGTTGTGTGAGCGTTTGCTCATATGAACGAGTAAGCAACCGTCCCCCCGTCCACGGCGTGCTCGAGGTCTCAATTGCTCAAGTGCTCAAGCGTTCATGGAATGAATCTTGCTGGCAAGGAACGTGCCACATT